ATCATCGTCTAACATATAGTCTGCCCATTCATATGCTGATCTTTTTATCTCAGGCATTTGACGCCCCTTACTATTAGGTAGTAATCCAGCAAGAGCTTGGCCTGCTAGATACCGCCTAGTTGTAAGGGGCTTCATTGCTTTAGAGGTGTGTTTCTTTTTCTTGTAGTTCTTTGCTTCGTTCTCTAGTTCTTTGCTCATTATCTTTTACTTTTTTTAAGTTAGAGAAGTATGCAGTATTAAATCCATACTCCCAGCTTCTGTTGTTATTACTATTTAATGAGTAAGGATTGCCTATCTTACCTACCCTAAATGATTTCTGCCCTTCGTCATAGGGGTTCATTTGTGTACCTCTTTCATTGTTTCCATCATCTTATTCATGTACCAACTTGCCTTCTCCATATCTTCTACAGGTTTTTGTTTGTACCTGTGTCGGTGCTGATACTTAATCATGTTGCCTTGGCAGTAAGCAATGAAACCTTCATTGCCTAACACCTGCTTGATGTAGTCTATACATTCTATATCACCTGTGTTGTAGTGAAAAGGTTTGCTCACAGAATTGTACTGAGCAATAAGGGTTTCGTCTGGCATCCTTGCGGGTTTAATCATAACTCAATTAACTCCGCATCAGTATAAGGTATGTGAAAAAACAACTCACCTTTTCTAATTCGTCTGCTACCTTTTACTTCAGCAAGACTTTCTTTTGTTAGGCAAGTATCTTTAATACGCCATGCCTTCTTCATGTCTCCACGAAAGACATAGAAATTTAATACACCATTCTCACCTTCGTATTTATCTAGTAGCCTTTGCTTTCTTTCTGGTATCCGTATTTCTTTCCAGTGATCAGGCCAATCACCCTTCCACTGAGACTTTACTTCTGCTTCGTTGAAGTATGTATAACCATTTTTCTCTGACACTACATCTGCATAGTAATCTTCTTTACTATTAATGATAGTATGTCCCTTACTTTCTAGGTGGGTTACTAAAGTTTCTTTAGCAATACCATCAAACATTTGATACATTGCTTTGTTAAAAGGTTTTCTTACAGCCATTTTATTGCTCCAAATATTTCTATTGTGGTAATAATACCAGTTGAGTTTAAGTGTGTAAACCCCCCTTGATAGGGGGATATACTATTATGTAATGTCAACCATCTCACAAACATCACCGCTACAGGCTAACGTTTGCATACCAGATGTATTGTCTTCTACTTCATACTCTGACAGTTTAGTCCAGTCAATTTTCTTAGGCATAATCTCTAGTAAACTTTCGTATGTATGTTGATAACCTATCAATACATCTGGGTCAGTCCATTCATTACGGGCATACTCATACACAGGTATCTTATCACCACTCTTTTCTACATCTTGGTAGGGTGCTTGTTTATATGTATGCTCATTAAAGGGTAGGAAGGATACACCAGACATTTCATCAAAGTGTTTGTATACAAATGCTCCTACTTCAAACCATTCATCTTGTTTAACATTACAAGTGATACTTGGTTTGTGTTCACACCAGTGACGTTGATAAGCTAACCACATCTCAAGTTGTTCAATGGCTGTCATATCAGCAGTAACCACTGCACCTTCTGGTGCTTTCATAGGGAAGCTAAATACTGTAGTAGCATCAGGCTTCATAACATCTGGCTCACTAGGTACGCCTTGATCTATCATAAACTTAGTTAATGGATCTTTATTGTCACCCCGTACAGTCCTAATATAATAGTTACTATAACGAGCATGTATGCCAGAACTTGAATCCACCAACTGAGAGACTGTCCCGGAGGGCTTGACACAACTAATAGCTGTAGCCACAGGAATATCAAGATACTTTGCATACTTAACATTAGTAGTAACAGCCACATCTTTTAAGTACTCCAGTGTCTCAGACAAACCTTTGTTAGCAGTAGTCATCAAAGGGTTATCCATTATGCCAGTGAGTGATACACCAAGCAATCTTTCTTCAGCAGTATTAGTTTGCCATATCTTACGTAGATAAGGGAAGTTAGTGTAAGTACTTTGGATTGTGCCCAAGATCGTGGCGATGCGGATTTTACGTGCAATATCTTCTACTGCATCTGTTGCACGTATAACTACCTCGGATAAATTACAGAACTGATTTGGTCGCAAAATTATCTCGCTGCAAGGATTTGTTCCGAAGTCATAGTTAGGATCACGCCTACCATTCTTTGCTGCCTGTTTCTTAGATGCTTCTCTATTAAAGATACCTCTCTCACCTGACTTACTCTCAATTAAGGATAGCCACTCACGCATAAAGAACTCAGCCGCTGGTTTCTCTGTATAACTAACAGAGTTATTAGCTAAAGCACGTTGCTTATCATTCTCCCACCATGCACCAGACTTTGCATGACGCATACGATCATCAGATAGATTACTCAAGGAGATCATAGCTGACCTACGTACACCACCTACTACCACTACCTCACCAATCTTACACATAAGATCATGGCACTCTATAGTAGATAGGTTACGTCCTTGTGCAGATTTAAATGTACTGATTGCGAACATAAACAAATCAACTAAAGGTGCAGGGCCACTGGCTCTACCACCAAATGTCTTTAGTCTTGCACCAGCAGGGCGTACCTTACTAACGTCCCACTTAGGAATTTCACCAGCCCATAGGAGAGCAAGAACTTGCCTGAGACCTTTAGCCCATCCTTCCTTACTGTCCTTGATGACAACACAAGTGTCGCTCTCAAAGAGCTTTGGCACATCTGGGAGCTTACTGATGAACTGGCGTTCTACACTGAAGCCAACACCAGTACCACAGAGCAAGATAAACATAGCCTCATCGAATGATTTCGGATCATTCACAGGTAAGTAAGAACAGTTGTACATACATGTGTTATCACGTTGTGCTGCCTTACCTGCCGTCATTAGTGATCTCATACTTGGCATTACTTCTAGTGATAGAATGCTGTCACGTATTTCATCCACATCTTTTTTTGTTTTAAGTAGTGGCTTAACTATATTAGTCATATAACGTTCAACAGTTTCTCCCCATGTCTCCCGTCTTCCTTCCTCTTCTAACCATCGTGCATATCTGCTAGTGGCAATAAAGGTTTGATAGTCTGTAGGTAGGTAGTTACTACTCATCTGTTGTCTCCACTTCCTTGTATTACTCCACGTGCCAATCGGCTGTTGAGTTTATCTAAGTTACGTTGTGCAATGTTTTCCATACCAAGACCTAAGTCAGTACAGATATTAGCTATGTACCACAGGCAATCCCCCACTTCATCACCAATAGATTCCCTTTGTGCAGGTGACATCAGACCATTGTGATCACGAAGTATTTTCTTATACTTACCTGCAACTTCTCCCACCTCTGAACATAATCCAAAGATGGGATAACCTACAACATCAGCCTCAGAATATACAGCAGTCTTAACTGCTTGTGTTTGATAGTCTTCAAACTTCATTTTTATCCTCTACTACTTCTATTGCCAGAGAAGTCTTTAGTTTGTTTGTAAGCAAATCCCGAAGGACGTTTAAGCTATGTAGTTGGTACTGCACATTTGCAGAAACTCCATTGTTATTCTTTAGCTGATTAAGCAAATCGTTTTGCTCTTCATTAAAGTTTTCGGTGTCATATTCCGTATCGTCTATTGTTACCTTAGTCATATTTAATTACCTCACATTGTACGACTGTTATATCATCTATGTCAAACATAGCATTCAAAGTTAATTCTTCTAGTATCTCAGAATGATTGTCCATATCAACCTCTAAGAAGTTGGCATTTTCATCCACCTTTATTTTTAAGTTTAGTTCATACTCCAAAGTTAAAGCCCTCAGTTATACTCATAAAGAACATAATGTCAATCACTATGTTCCACCTCAATAGGATCAATGCTTGATGTAAAATGTTTTACCATGTCATATGCCTCATCCATATTTTGAAAATAATATTCTACATGTTCTATCTTACCTTTGATCTCTACCTTACAAAGGTTCATGTATACTTCTTCTTCTACCTCTTCCGGGTCTTCAACTCTTATCGGCCCCTCTATCACCCCCCATATTTTCTCCTTTGTTTTTACTTGTAGTTCCGTTTGAACGCACATCTTTTTTATACTCCCTTAATAGATTTAAGTAATGCTCCAAGTTTACAACCACTAACCAAGGCTGTCTGTCTGACCTGTAGAAAACAACAGGTGGGCCTTTGCTATGATTGGTTGCTTGATCCATCCAACCATAAACTGTTTTTAGTCCTGACTTTCTTCGTTTAACTTCTATAGATATAGGGATAATCTTTTGTGCTTTAGGTGACAGTTGTACATCAGCACCAGTATCTCCCATGATTGTAGACTTAACATCATCAGGCTCAAGCTCTGTGAATTTTTCAAGCAAGGCATCTCTTATCTCTTGCTGTCCAAGTCTACCTTTTTGTTTACCTTGTTTACTCAATCTATTAGCTCCTCTACTTTGGGCTTCTTAACCACATCAATGAGGTACTCTTTACCAGATGAGTACTTAAACACTCTAGCTTCAGGCCAGCATATCCTTCTGAACTCACACCCTGCACAAGCAAATGCTAACTTTGTATTCTCTGAAGTAGGAGATTGCTTAATAGGTTTGATACGTTCATCAGGTATTGATCCTAGTACTATTGATTTTATGTCTGCTATTTCTTTTTCTTTAGTCTCCATCTCTTTTGAGAAGTCGTAGGTATCAAGACAAAGACTGAAGGTATCCTTCTGTACGACAAGGAAAGCACCATTCTTTTTATCTGTAACAAGGGGATCATCCTTTGCTGCATACACATAAGAACTTAGCTGACTTATATAACCATAGGGATCATCATCTCTTAGAGAATGATTAACAAACTTTGTCATTCCATATCTTGAGGATGACTTAACATCAATAGTCATACCATCAATGACTGCATCCCTATGCCCCCTTATACCACCTGCTGACATTCTATCTTGTTCACCTTGAACATCATGACCAGCAGCCTTTGCTAAAGCTAAGACTAAAGTCTCTAGCAAATCCCCGTAAAAGAAAAGACCCAGTAGTTGCGGGTTCAAGGGAGCCGCCTCTTCTGTTTTATTTATTCTGTACCAAGTCTTTCTTTTACAGGGTGATCCGATAGAAGAAAAGCTTAGATACCCCCTTGGTTTTTGAGGCTCTTTGAATCTTGCTTCAGCGTTAGCTGATATGTTACTTGCAAGATACTGGGTGATTGTTTTATTCCAACCACCCTTACCCTCAATTACACGGTAAATATCTTTGACTAATGTTTCTATCTTAGGCATGTACTTCTCCTACTAAAAAGGTATATCGTCAAAAGCTTCTACTGCTTTCTCAGGTGTCTGAGAAGCTGCAATAACCGTAGATTCAGATGCTGCAATGTTAGCAGTAAAAGGATCATTCTTACCACTCCCATCGGAGCTATACTCTACAAGATTGATTACCTTCACACGTTCTAAACGTGTAGTATAAGTAGCGTAACCTTTATTCTTGTAGACATCTAGTTCCACTAGAACTTCTGAACCATTACCAATAGTACCATCAGCTTCATAGTCCCACTTAGTACCATCAGGTTTATATACTGAAGGTGCTTCACCATCCCAATCATGTGGGGTAGAGAACTTACGGTTGAACTTAAAGATATTACCACGGCCTTCTGGGTCTTCCTTACCTTTACTCATGCAACCTGAAGCAGTAATGCGCTTGGCATTGTCTTCATCAAGAACCATCTCAATAGAGCATCGTCAATCAGTTTCTGCCCATTGACCTTGATAGCCAAGCAGGTCACGGTTTTGTTCAAATACTTTAGCCCATTGTGCTAAACCTGTTACTGTAATTTTTGCCATGTGTGACAACTCCTATATGTTAAGATCTTAATAGTAGCATGTATTAAAAAGCACATGCAAGACTTTTGTTAATGTATTTCAGAATATTTATTTCCGAACTGCACATCAATACCTAGTTGGACATTTAACTTTAACTCCTTATTTAGTTTTTCTATTGCTAATACAAGTGCTGACTTGTGTTGTTCTTCTTGACCCTTCTTAACTACGTTGATTGATTCGTCATGGAACTGACCTACAATATTAGGTCGTGACTGTAAGTAGTAAGCCATCCATTTATCAAAGCAGTAAGCACCAGTGGATTGATTGAGTGTAGAGAACACATCCTTCTCATACCTCAGTGTATGCCAGAACTTACTGACAGGATTCTGTACCCACATCTGTCCTGCTATTGTCTTTACTTTCTTTAGGTTGTCAGCAGAGAACTTTGCGACAGAC